GGAAGACCGCGCCGAACAGGCCAGGATAGAACGCCGGACGGCGGCTCTGGAGCGGCTGGAAAAACTGCAGAAGGAGGTCAGAGGCCATGAAGTTTGACCTGACCAACAAGAGCACGGAAGAGCTGCTTGAAAGACAGGAGCTGCTGGCCGTGGAGATTCCCCAGGAAACGCGGGACGCGATGACTGGGGATGAAATTGAGGAGCGGGCGGATGAGCTGGAGGCCATCCGGGCCGAACTGGAAGCCCGCAAACAGGCCGCCGCGGAAGAAGCGCGGAAGGCCGAAGAAGTCGCTCAGAAGAGCGGCGAACCGATCATTGAAACGGAGGAAAGAAAAATGTTTGAAGTCAATTCTGCCGAATACCGCGACCTGTGGCTGCGGAAACTGCAGGGCAACCTGACCGCCGAAGAGCGGGCCAACGAAACCTACACCAGCGGCAACAGCAATGCCGTTCCCACCCTGGTGGCCGACAAGTTCTTCGAGAAGATGAAGAAGCTGGCGCCCATGCTGAGCGAGATCACCCTGCTCCGCGTGGCCGGCAATATCAAGTTCATCTCCGAAGGCACCCGGAACGCCGCGGACGCGAAGCACACCGAGAACAGCGCGGTGTCTCCCGCCGCCGACACGACCGTATACGTCCAGCTGGGCGGCTACGAGTTCATGAAGGTCATCCAGATCAGCCGGACCGCCCGCCTGATGAGCGTGGACGCGTTCGAGGGATGGCTGGTTGAAATGCTGGCCGGCGACATCGCCCGCAGCATCGACAACTACATCATCAACGACGGAACCAACGGTATCACGGCCATCCTCTGGACCAGCAACACCAACCAGATCGTGAGCGAGAATTACACCTACGGCAAGGTGTGCGACGCCATCGCCCTGCTGCCCGCCGCCTATGACGCGGAGGCCAAGTGGCTGGTGAACAAGCGGACCCTGTACGGCAAGATCGCCCAGATCGTGGACAGCGCCGGCAATCCCATCTTCGTGCCCGACACCATCACCGGCGTCGGCGGCCGCCTGATGGGCTACCCGGTGGTCGTGGATGACTTTGTCGGCACCACCAAGGATGAGCTGTACCTGGGCAAGTGGTCCGACGTGGTGGGCAACCTGAGCGAAGACATCCATGTCGACTCTGACGAGAGCGCCGGCTTCACCGCCAACGCGATCGTGTACCGCGGCGTGGCTGTGTTCGACTCCAAGCCGGCGAAGGCTGACGCCATCGTCCGCCTGGTTAGCACCACCGCCTGATCGTTCTGACGCCGACGGGCTTCAGATACAGCCGGAGCGGGCTTTGATCCTTTCCCCGCTCCGGCGCTTTCTATGAAGGGATCGGAAAGGATCGGAAAAATGAAAACGATGATTGCTGTCCCCTGCATGGACACCGTGCAGACGGAGTTCTGCCAGAGCCTCTGCAACATGAAGCACATCGGGGCGACCCGGTTCGCGTTCATGAGCAGTTCACTGATCTACAAAAGCCGGACCGACCTTGCGCTGATGGCGCTGGCGGAGAAGGCCGACTTCATCCTGTGGCTGGATTCCGACATGGTATTCCCGCCGGAGCTGCTGGCGGACCTGATGGCGGACATGGAAGGCCGGGACATGGTGGCGGGGATCTGCCACATGCGGAGGCCGCCCTACACGCCGGTGCTGTACGAAAAACTGCGGCAGGGGCTGACACCCCAGGACAACGAGAGCGCCAAGCTGATCGACTACCCGAGGGACGGGCTTTTCCGGGTGGAGGGCTGCGGCTTCGGCTGCGTGCTGATGCGGACTGAGATCGTGGAATCGGTCGTGGATAAGTATCACGCGCTGTTCGACCCGCTGCCGGGCTACGGGGAGGACCTCTCCTTCTGCATCCGTGCAAGGGGATGCGGGTATGAGATCTGGGCGGATCCGAAGATCCAGGTGGGCCACAAGGGCAGCACCATCATCACCAATGAGACTTTCGAGGCGTACCGGAAGCAGGGCGCCATCGACTAACGGAGGGAAGACCATGCTGAGCGAGTGCAAACTGGCGCTGAGGATCACGGCCACGGTGTACGACGGCGAGCTGTGCTCCCTGATGGACGCCGCGGCGCGGGATCTGGAGATCGCAGGGGTCATACTGCCCGGCACGGTGGCCTTTTCCATGACGAACCAGGGGATCGTGGATTCCAGCACGCTGACCGACAGCCTGTGCCGGCGGGCGATCTTCACGTATGTGCGGATGCACTTCGGCAGCCCGAACGACTACGACCGGCTGAAGGAGAGCTACAACATCCAGAAGACGCAGCTGATGCACGCCACCGGATACACCGATTACGGCGACCAGGCAGCGCCTGGCGGCAGTCTGGACGGTGATGGCGAATGATCCGGGCGGATGAGCTGATCCTGATCACTGAGAACCGGACGGGCCACGGGGTTCACGAGGCCGTTACCGATACGGAACGGACTGTGATGTGCACCGTGGAGAGCGTACGGCGGAACGAGTATTACACAGCACTGAACGCCGGATTCCGGCCTGAGTACGTGTTCAAGCTGGCGCTGAGCGCCGACTACCAGAACGAGCGCCTGGTGAAGTTTCACGGGCAGAAGTTCCGGGTGGTCCGCACGTACCTGACGGAAGACGACGGCATCGAGATCACGGCAGAAAGGAGCGATGAGCGTGGCACGGACGAGGAACCGGAGCAATCCGCAGACGGTGACAGTACGGACAATCGATAAGATTGTCGCGGCGCTGAACCAGCTGGAGGGGATCGAGTTCGCCGCGGACGCATGGGTGAACGAAGCGCCGGACAATTACGGCGTCGTGAGCCTGAGCGAGGAAGCGGCCCAGCTGTGGGGCGACGGGAAGCTCACGGACTCCGCCTGGCGCGTGATCGTGGACGCGTATGTGACGGACGACGACTACAGCTGGCCCGGCGATGTCCAGGCGAAACTGGAAGCGCTGGAAGCGGAGGGGAAAATCGACCTGACGCATACCGTAAACCGTGACTTCGACTATGTGACGGGCAAGGTCCACTGGCGGTGGATGGTCATGGTATATGGTCCGCTGCAGTGGGAGGAGCCGGTCGCGGGAGCGTGATGAATATGGCGCGGTGCAGCTACGACTTCGGGGACCTGGACAGCAGCCTGCAGTTCATGGGCCGGGAAGCGGTCCGGCGGATCGTCATGGCCGGCGCGGAGGCGTGCGTCCAGGAGACCCGGGACAGCATTGAACAGTACCGGCATGTTGTAACCAAAAGCATGCGGGACAGCGTGGCGCCCGGCAAATATCACGAAGACCTTGGCAGCGGATGGGTGGAGGTCTACCCGCAGGGGTATGACGGACGCGGCATCAGCAACGCCAAAAAGGCTTTCGTGATCAACTACGGCCGGGGGAAGCGGAGGACGGAGCATGCCGGCGACAAGTTCATCACGGGGAACAAAAAAACTATGAGCGAGATCGTGGCGCGGGCCATGCAGGCCGAAAGCGACAGGCTCGTACAGGAATTGAATGGAGGGTAAACACTATGGCGAAAGTTGGCCTTAAGTGCCTGACCTACGCGCCCTTTACCTCCGGCGGCGAGTACACCACCGTCGTCTACGGAACGGGCGTACAGCTCGCGGACTACATGATCCGCGCTGACATCTCCGAAGAGCGCGGGGATGTCGATTTTTATGCTGACGATCACAAGATCGACAGCGAGAAGGCCATGACCGGCGGCAGCCTGTCGCTGGAACTGGCGAACATGACCGACGCGCTGGAGAAGGCGTTCCTGGGCTATGTCCAGGAGAGCAGCGCCAGCGATATGACGATCACCGACAAGGACGCGCCCTTCGTCGGCTGCGGCTTCTACCGCAAGGAGCGGTTCAAGGGGACCGTCACGTACAAGTGCTTCTGGTTCTACAAGGTCCAGTTCGCGAAGGACAGCGACAGCACCAACACCAAGGGTGAGAACACCGAGTTCCAGACCGAGACCCTGAACGGCGACGTGATGGGCGTGACGCTGACGGCGAGCGGCAACGTGATCTACTATGTCACGAACCGGAAGAGCACGGAGGCGGACGCGGTGACCTGGCTGAAGGGCAAGGCGGGGATCACGTAATCACAACGAAGGGATCCGGAGGGCTTTCCGATCGCCCTCCGGGCCTCCTTCGGCTTTTTTTGTATCAGAAAGGAGAAAGGATCATGGTTAGGCTGAAGATTGATGATCAGGAGTATGGGCTCCGGATGGACATGTACGCCATGGAGCTGATCGAGGATGAGTTCGGCGACATGTCGGCAATGTTTGAGAAGATGCAGACGGTCAGCGCGAAGGTGGTCAGGCAGCTGTTCAAGATTCTGGCGAACGCGGCGCTGGCGTATGAGGGAAAAGAGGAGACGGTGACCGGGGACGAGCTGAAGCGGCTCCGGCTGTCGGCACTTAACGGAATCGCGGTGGCGATCCGGGCGGCGATTGATGAGGGAATGAAAGCGGAGACCGTCGGCGGAGAAAAGGCCGACGACGAGGTCTATGACGTATATCTGGCGGAGATTGAAGCAAAAAACTGAACGGCCGGCGCGGGACGCGGGCCCGGGAGTATTACGGGTACGCGCTCGTGGCCGGGATCTCCTACACAGAGGCCCGGCACATGATGCCGGGATTTATCCAGGACATGTACAAGATCCGGGCGGAGTATGACAGCCGCATGATGGGCGGGAAAGTCCTCCGGAAGATGGAACAGTGAGGTGGAAACAGTGGCCCAGGACATCAGGCAGCGGATCGTGCTGGAAGGGGAAAAGGAATACAACAGCGCCATCCGGGAAGCGCAGCGGAACCTGAAGACCCTCCGGAGCGAACTGAAGGCAGAGACCGCGGAACTGGGCAACAACGCCACGGCCCAGCAGAAGAACCAGACGAAGGCGAAGAACCTGCAGCGGCAGATCGCTGAGCAGGAGAAGGCCGTCAAGGCTTACACGGACGCGCTGGCGGAAGTAAAGGAAAAGTACGGCGACAATGAGGAAGCCGTCGCCAAATATGAGCAGAAGCTGAACGACGCCCGGACCGCCCTGGCGAACCTGAAGAACCAGCTGGACGCGGTCTCGAACAGCTACGACAACATCAACAGCGGGGCAAAGCAGGGCATCGTCGAGAACAACGCCCTGGCGGAGAGCTTCGGGCGGATCGCTGAAGCGGCCGGCAGCATGGGCACGAAGATTGAGGACGTGTTCAAGGGCGTGCTCGGCAGCATCAAGAACGTCGGAAAAGCGATCTGGGGCGAGCTCGCGGAGATCGCCGCGATGAGCGACAACTATGAGGACCTGGCGTCCTATTTCGGATCCAGCGCCACGGAGGTCCAGAAGTGGGACAGCGCCATGAGGGCCGCCGGCGGGGATCTGAGTACCGTCACCAGCCTGATCACGAAGCTGAAGTACAGCGGCAAGGATGACAAGCTGGCGGAGTGGTTCCAGATCAGCCCGGAGAACTATGAGAACGATCTTGAGTTCTTCCAGATGATCATGAACCGCATGACCGAAATGCGGGCCACCATGAGCAAGAGCGACTGGAACCAGGCCATGACGGACATCTTCGGCAGCAAGAAGGGGCTCGACGTCGAGGGCATCCTGAGCGACTGGAACGATATCAAGGAAGGCCTGAAAACCTTTGACGCGGACGAAGGCGGCTACGGACTGACGGAAGACGAGATCCAGAAGATGGCCGATTATAACGTCCAGGTGAATACGCTGAGGGAAAGCTGGCAGAAGCTGAAAGAAATGGCGACGGTGCACCTGTTCGGAGATCTTGCCATCCGGGTGACCGGAAACCTGCAGAACATCGTGGACGCGTTCCGGGACTACCTGTCTGCCGACAATCCTTACGCGAAGAAGCAGGCGCTGGATACCATCAAGCAGAACGTCAAGGAAATGTTCATCGCAATCCGGGACGCGATCAAGGCCGGCCTTGAGGTCCTGGATGAACTGGCGACGGAGTTTGAAAACAGCGACGACAAGGCGTCGCAAACAATCGGCGGATTGCTTCGCGGGATCAAGAATATTATCGAATGGCTGGCGGATCCGGAACACTGGGAAGCGATCAAGGCCGGCATCGAAATCGTGCTGGGCGTGTGGCTGTTCTCTAAACTGGCCAGGCTGACGACCACGCTGACGAGCGTCTACACGAGCCTGAAGGGTATCTGGGCGATGAAGGGCGTGTCGACGGTCACAAGCGCCATCACCGGAGGCGGGGCGGCTGTTGCGACAGGCGGAACAGGGGCTGTGGCGACCGGCGGGACCGCGGCAAAAGCCGGATTTGGGGCAAAACTCGCGGCGATGAACAGCAGCGTCGCAGCGGCGACAGGCGTCAGCCTCGCTGGTATGACGGGCGGCCTGGCGGTAATCGCTGCCGGCGTGTACGGGATCAGCGAACTGGTGAACAGCGTAAACGAAAAAGCCCAGAAGGCCAGGGAGGTCACCCGGGATGAAGAGCGGTACGCGAACCTGAGCGACGATCAGAAGGCGTACCTGCAGAGCGCGGTCCGGGCGATCCAGCACGAGACGGGCGGATCCGCGAAAGTGGCGCCGATGCTGCAGCAGCTGGCCGGCGAACTGGGACCGGAGCTGCTGAGCGCGTTCGAGTACACGAACACCAGCGGCGAAAAGCGGAACAAGCTGCTGGACATGCTGGACATGGACAACGAAAGCGCGGCGATCGCCGCCATGATGATCCAGGCCGCCGGGATCGACACCTCCGGCATGGGAACATCCTACAGCAACGCCCTGGGGCTCTGGAACGAGTACCAGAAAGCCGGGAAGAAAGACTTCACCGGCGCCTATAACACGCTGGCGGGCCTGGGCGGTTTCTGGGACCTGAGCGGAACATATGTCAACGGGAAGTTTACCATTCCCGGATATGAGAACTACAAGCGGGCCATGAGCGGCGAAGTGAACACGGCGCCGAATCCGTGGGAGCTGAGCGGATACGCCAACACGACCAACAAACCGGCATACATCAACGGGCTGATGTGGTACAACCGGCCGGAGCTGCAGAGCGTATGGGGCGCGAACGGCACATGGGACCCGAGCCTGCACACGTCCGACTGGTGGAAGACGCAGGGCGGCATCAAGGCGGATATGTCCGAGACGGCGATCGCGGGGATCAAGCAGGCGGTGACCAGCGGCATCTCCAATATCCGGGTCTACCTGGATGGCGAAGAGGTCGGCAGGCTGGTGACGCCGCGGGTCAGCGAAGGCATCGCGAGGATGGTACAGTAAAACGAGGTGATTATATGATCCTGAAGCGGCGGGTGGCGCTGAACGGAGTGCAGCTGGACGAGGTGGACAGCCGGATCACGATCAGCAGCGTGGAACCGGCGGACGGCAGGGAGAACATCACGGCGGTGGACGCGGCGGCAGGATACGGCCAGCGGGTCACCGGGATCCGCCGGCAGACGCTGGACATGTTGGTCAGGTTCCGGATCCACGAGAAGGGCCGCAGTGAGGCCGGGATGCAGGCCCGGAGCGAGGTGCTGGAGGCGGTGAACGCCTGGGCGGCCGGCGGCGGGTACCTGACGGTGAACTACAAACCGGACCGGCGGCTGCATGTGGTACTGGCCCAGGCGCCCGGCGAGGGCAGCCTGTGGGACTACTCGAAGGAGTTCCAGGTCACCTTCCGGGCCTACGGCGTGCCCTACTG